AAGAAGAATATTATTTTAACCGGACCTAATGCTTCGGGGAAAACGACAGTTTTAAAATCGACTCTAATTAACATTATAGTCACACAACAGTTCGGATGTGGGTTTTACGACTCGGCAAAGCTCGCGCCATTTAAGCATATACATTGTTATCTCAACATACCAGACACATCTGGGCGCGACAGTTTATTCCAAGCCGAAGCGCGAAGATGTAAAGAAATTCTAGATACAATAGGTGCTAACAAGTCTGATACGCATTTTTGCGCATTTGATGAATTATATTCTGGAACAAACCCCGAGGAGGCGGAAACGAGCGCAACCGCATTCATGCTATACTTACAAAAATACAAAAAGGTTTCTAGCTTGCTTACAACACATTTTGTTAAAGTATGTAAAAAATTGGACAAGACAAAAAGTATTCAGAACTGTAAAATGGTCGCAGAGCAAATTGGATCGAGAATTAGTTATAAATACAAAATCGCGCAAGGAATATCTGAAATAAAGGGTGGCATTAACATTTTAACAGAAATGAATTACCCTAAGGAGATACTTGAAAATACAATGCTTCAATAAAAGTTAGGTTATAAAAGTGGGTTAAATATTCTGTAAATAAATCAATTCGTTAGTAAACAAATTAATTTATATAGTCTTTTTGTAATAAAATGATGACTGATTTATTTAATCCTACCTTTTTCATGTTTTTAGGAATATTAATACTTGTAGTAGCTCTTGTGGTGGTTTATTTTGAGAGTAAATCGAGAGAACAAAACCACAAAATCGCATCCATGCTAAGTTTAGTTTCAACTTTAGCAGAAGATATGAATGGAGTAAAGATGGGATTACACCATTTATCGGTAAATAGAGTGGGTGTACCCCGTTTTCCGCAACAAGCTCCGCCATCTTTAGAAGAATCAAATATGCAACTGTTTCAAAATAACGACGAGAATTTAATTCCTGTATCAGACGATGAATCAATGGACGAGGACTCTGATGATTCCGACTCTGATGATGAGTGCGAGTCAGATGAAGACGAAGATGAAGATGACGATGACGATAACAATCATACAAATATCAAAATACTCACTCTAAATATGAATACACAGTCTGCCGAGGAGGACGATTTTGAAGATATTGACGACTTGGAAGATTTAGGGGGAATCGATGAAGATATGGAACATTTAACCGAGACAAATTCACAATCGAGTCGTGGATCACGTGCCAGCCCGAAGAATGTCCTTGAAATGTTAACTAGTCACGCCGCCGAAAATAGCACATCTATCGAACAGTTAGACGGATCTCATATGAATATTTCGGCAAGTGATTTGAAGACAATTAATATTAATTTAGACGAAATTCACGCAGATTCAGTTGATTACAAAAAGCTCCCTCTGCCCAAATTAAGAAGCATTGTTACTGATAAGGGGCTCGCCGACGATGCCTCAAAGTTGAAGAAACAAGAGCTACTTAAATTGCTTGAAGCTGAATAAGTTTTTTATATTGTAAGTATATAAATGTCTTGGGGCACTTGTTATAGCGGATCTAATAATATTAATTTCAATTTCCCGCCAATTATGGCCGACGGGCGCAACTTTGCATCGTGGCAGCCCTCGGCTGTAATTAACGAGAGAATTCAGAGACAGGAAGGCATTCAGAATAATTGGAGTTATCGCCAATATTTACAGCACAACGGCCTTCAGATTATGAACTATAATAGCATGGAGGCGTGCTACGATTTAGGCTTAGACCCTCACGTAAAATCTGACCGAACACCGTCTGATAATGTGCCGTATAAATTTAAAAGCACATTTGACACAAGCAAGCCCGGTTTCGGTTACTGCAACAGTGATTTAAAAAACCCCTATTTGACTAGAGAACAACTAAACGCCCGACTTATATCCCCGTCGATTAACCCTGCTAGTTATCAAAATGTGGTGCCTGATGTGAAAATGTAATTTGTGTTGTAAACGATATAATATTAAGTATTTAATTATTATTATATGAAAATCCTATCTATTGACGTTGGTATAAAAAATCTTGCTCTTTGTCTTTTCTCCAAGATGCAACCGGACGACCCCTTCAGGATAACCAAATGGGATAGTGTCGATATATCCGAACAAGAAGATATTGTTAATTGTTGCGAATGTGACAAACCGGCAAAATTTCGAAAAGAGGACGCCTGTTACTGTTTAAAACACTCTAAGAAGCAGTCATTTCATATTCCAAAAACCGAGCAATCTACCGCATTTATAAATAAACAAAAAATCCAAAAACTACACGAAATCGCAGATGGATACCACATTACACACGACGCGAAAGCGAAAAAGGTCGACTTGGTGGCGATGATTAATGAACACATAAAAGCAAAGTATTTTCAGCCGATCGTAGGCAAAAAGGCCGCCGACGTTGATTTATTCAATATTGGAGCAAATATTAAAACAAAATTTAATAAACTATTCGAAGCCGAAGGAACAATTGATTATGTCATTATAGAAAACCAAATCAGTCCAATTGCTACCAGAATGAAAACTATACAAGGAATGATCGTACAGTATTTTATTATGGCCAATTTGACAGTTCATCATATAGAGTTTATTTCTGCTGCCAATAAATTAAAGGATTGTGACATAAAAGACAAGGGAACTTACGGTGACAGAAAGAAACTTGGCATATCCAAATGTTTAGGAATTATAACAACTGATGACAGATTTTCCGAACATTTAGAATACTTTAACAAACACAAAAAGAAGGATGACCTTTCAGACTCGTTCCTACAAGGAATGTGGTTTATAAATAACAAAAAGTTATAACCTAATTCAATTTCAATTTATTATTTACAATTCGTAAGACTTAAAATTAAATGTTCTATTTAATGAATAGATATAATGGCAGACATGATAGAAATTACTGAATTGGATTTTGACGACAACGCATCTGGAAGCAAGGGTGGCTTTGGTAAATCTACCAATTTTGGTGGAGGCCTTGAGTTACTCATGAATGATAGAATTAAGGACAGTAAAAGACCGACAAGTGATATCGATTTAGACGATTTAAATAATTTAGAAAATGAATTGAATGATTTATCAGACGCTAACGAGACAAGCAGCTATAAGCCAAAATCAGATTTTTTTAATAACCCCAGCGTCTCATTTAGCGAACCACCTAGCGTCAAGTTGAACAACTTCGATGATACGCCTAACCTTGGAAAATCCACATCGCAGACTGAAAATGATACGAAAACTTGGGACGGATACGGAAAGTTTAACAATATTCCTATGAATCCCGACAAAACCGGGCCAGTTGAGCCCAAGCTGTCAAAGGAAGAAACGCTGCGAGAGAAGTTCAAGTTTCTCAGACGTCTTGAGGCATTGGAAAAGAAGGGTATCGAATTGTCCAAAAAATATAATATGGAGTCGTCTTTGTTGGAAATGCAGGGAGAATATGAAACCATTATGGACGAGAAGTCCAAGCAAAACTCGGTGAAATTTCAAGGGAATATGTTGATGGCGGTTATTAATGGAATGGAGTTTTTAAATAGTAAGTTTGACCCATTCGATATCAAGTTGGACGGCTGGAGTGAACAGTTACAGGAAAACATTAACGATTATGATGATATTTTTGGCGAATTACACGAAAAATACAAGAGCAAGGCATCTATGGCACCGGAATTGAAGTTGCTTTTCCAGCTCGGAGGAAGTGCTATGATGGTTCACATGACAAATACCATGTTTAAAAGCGCAATGCCCGGCATGGATGACATCTTAAGACAAAACCCCGACTTGATGCGTTCCTTCCAATCTGCCGCGGTGAATACAATGGCTGGATCCAACCCCGGATTTTCTGGGTTTATGGGTGGTTTGATGAGTGAGCCCCCTAGAGGAGGAGGTGGTGGTCCTCCGCCCCCAATGCAGACACAGGGACCAAACGCGATTCCGACACCAATGGGAAGACCCGGTAATAACAACTACGCAACAAGACCCGATTTAAATATGAGCCGCAGCTCTTTTACCGATGATGGTCTCAGTCTTAGAGAGAATTTTGAGAGACCCGATATTCAAGATAGAACCAGTAAAAAGCAACAGGCTCCGCCGCGCCCAGAAATGAAGGGCCCTAGCGATATTTCTGATATTCTTTCTGGATTGAAAACGAAAACAATTAATATTCAGGGACCGCCCACCCAGGCGCAGCAAAATAACGATAACAGCACAATAAGCATTAGCGATCTAAAGGATTTACAATCTGAAGGTAATATGCCCAAACGCAGTGGCCGCCGTAAGAAGTCCGCTAGTAACACCGTCTCACTAGATATTTAATTCTTTTGATTTATGGTTTTATAATATAATTTCATATAGTATAAAATGTTATATAAAGTTATTTCAACATATTATTTATGCAGACA